ACCCGGACGGAAGGAATAGTCCTTCGTCAGATCCATCCGCATGGTGGGCTCTTGACCCCACGCGATGCCGACCGATTGCAGGCCGCACAGGAACACCGGGCGAACGTCAGCCGACGAGTTGCCGATGGCGTCCATCGAGTAGGTGCCGCCCGAAGCGATGTCGTCGATCTCCGGCACTTCACGGTGGATGATGCCGTCGTAGATCATGTCGCCATCTTGGAAGATGGGGTTGCTCTCGACATCACGCGGACGCGCGTCACGGTTGGCGGTGAGGATGGTGCTGTCCAGCTTCAGGTCGCGGAAGGTGCGCGAGCCGTGGAAGGCCACATAGAACTCACGACCGCTTTCCGTCTTGTAGGGACGGATGTGAGGGTCAGCCTGCTTGGCGATGCGCTTCATCAGCGACATGGCGGCAGAGGTCACCTTGTCGTTGGTGGTGTCGATGTTGCCGACAGCCGTCGCCCAGGTGGCCGAGTAGTTCGACTTGGTCGCCCCGAAGAGCAGACGGTCGCTGTTCGCGGCGTTGAAGGCGTTGCGGTTGGCGGCGGTGGAGGCCGACATGGTGACGGTGGTGTCACCCGTGGTCACCAGCGACAGAAGCGCCGTGGTGATGTCATCGCGGAGCTTCTCGGCTTCCCAGTTCCGCAGGAGCGGCTTGGCAGCGCCGAAGAGGTCGATCTCGGTCTTGTAGCTGGTGGACTTCGGCACGCGAACCGCGTTCCGGCGCCAATCGACGGACAGAGCGCAGTTGTAGTTGCCGATTTCCTCTTCACGACCGTCCAGGGTGGTCGAGCCGGTGACGCCGTCGCTGGTGAGGCGCAGGATCAGCGGGATGTTGATGGTCTTGCCGCTCTCTTCTTGCAGCTCGTACTTGGCGACAATGATCTTGTTTTCGCCACGGCCCATGTAGGGCATGTAGCCGCTCTCGCGGACGTACTCGGCGAAATAGTTGGAAAGGAAGACCTGCTTCTCAGAAGCGGAGGCCAGGGCGACTTCAGCCATTTCTTAGTTCCTGAAAACGGTGTCGAACGCCGCTCCCTGATAGGTCGGCGGGGCTCCGGGCCTGGCAGTGCCGGCAGCGGGAGCGGACGCGAGGGAGCGAGGCGGGGCGACGGGTTGTTGGGGGATGTGTTGCGGTTGCGGAGCGCCGAGCGGGTTTGCCTGCTGGGCCTTCCACTGAAGGAATTGGTCGAGGTCGTTGCCCTGAAGGCGGGAAAGCACCTGATCGCGCTTCCATTCAGAGACGACAAACTCGTAGGGGTCAGGGCTGGTCGAGACGCGCTGATTAAACAGCGGGTCCGCGTCACAGCGGGCGAGGCCCCATTCATGCGCCTGCGCCACCGCTTCCGGCGTGTGGACCTGTTCGGCCAGACGGCGGGAGAAGGTGAGGCTTTGCTGAAAGAGCTGGGCCTGTAGCTGCTGCTGGATGGTCTGGACCTGATGATCGGTGTAACCGCTCGGGTCGTACTCAGGGTCGGGCGTCTGCTGCTGGCGCTGATATTCCGCCAACTGCGCTTCAACGGCCTGCCGGCGCGAGCGTTCGGCTTCCAGGGCGGAAACCGGAACCTGCGTCTGCTGCTTGGGCGCGAAACGTCCCTGCTCATCGCGAACGACATCGGGCTCCGGGGTTGCGTCGGGCTCGGGTTGAGCCTCGATCTCCGGTTCCTGACCTTCAGGCGCGACGATTTCCTCGGGCTCCTGCCCGTCCATCCATTCCAATGCCATGATATTCCCTAGCGCCCTTCACGGTGGCGGCCCGAAACGCCCGATGCCCGGCGGCGGCTTGGCCTTACGCTTGGCCCTGCGGAACGCCCGATTGTTGCCCGGCGGCGGCATTCATCGCGTCAAACTGGGCCTTTTCGGCCATCATTTGCGCGTTGAACTCTGAGAGACTTTGTTGCCGGTCGCCCAAGGCGGCGCGGTGCATCTCGGTCTGTGTCTTGGCTTCGGTGAGACCGGCTTCGGCCTGCGTCTTTTCGACCTGCGCTTGCTTCAGGGCCGCCTCAAGCTGCACCATCTGCTGTTGAAGCTGGACGACCTGTTGCTGGGCCTGCCCGCTCTCGTCAGCCTTGGACTTCATCTTGTCCATAATCTCCCGCTTACCGGGGAGGCTGGAGAGGCTGACCATCAGTTCAAACGGAACCGCCTGGGGGCCGTAGACCTTGGCAAGCTCTGCCATGACGGCGAACTGTTCCTGAGCGACGTTGGCCGTGTTCGGCGTGGTGTCGAGGATGATGTCTACATCCATCTCGGCAAGGCTGTTCTCGTACCCCAGAATGACCGGCTGACCCGTCATCGGATCGGCCATCGGCTGTCCCGTCATGGGGTCTTGAGCGACCTTGGGCTGGTTGATGCCCACGAACTGCGGAGCGCCCTCGTCGTCGGTCACGCGCACGTACTGCGGCGCCGTCCAGAACTGGCGAGCCCGGTTCCACATCTGCTCGTAGACGCGGAGTTCCCAAATCTCGACGCCGCCGTAGACGATGGCCTGTTCCGTCAAGCCAGCCTGTTGCCTGACCAGGTTAGCCCGGCCCGAAGCGTTCTCGCCTTCCCTGCCCAGCACAGCCGGGTTGGGGCCGATACGCTCGATCTCCATCTTGGCTTCCACCAAGAGGTTAGCCTGGCCGGCGGCCATGTCCGTGGTCGGGACCTTCTGCCAGCCGTAGGGGATCACACCATCAGGGCGAGCCGCTTCCTTGCGGGCCGTGCCGCTGTCCACTTCCACAGCCGAGGGATCAACGGCCTGGATCTGGCTGGCGTTGATCAGGTGGAGCAGCTTGGAACGGCGCTTGTTGATCTCGTCCTGCGGCCCGCGCATGTCGCGCACGATGCCGTAGCGGTTGTTGTCGCGGTCGATGTAGCAGGATTGAGCCACAATCGGGTTGCAGGGGCGCTTCTTGTCGTCAACGTAGGGGGAAACCCCGTAAGCCAGCGTCCCGCTCGAATGGAACACGCAACGGCGCCATTCGGAGCCCTCGCGGTGGTACATCTCCACCACCATGACCCGGCGCTTCTTCTTGTCCACCCACGAAACGGTCGAGGAGGCGTCCTGCGGGCGGTCCTGGTTGAGATCGTCGATGAGCGCGCCACTGTCGGTGAGCGAGCCTTCAACGTCCGTCTTCGCATCCGGGTACATGCGGATTACGTCGTCGGCGTACTGCCACTTGGCGATGCCCATGTAGCGAGCGTCTGAGAAGTCTTCCCGACGCGAACGGGGGTCAGCGAAGAACTCCTCAGAAGCGATCTCCTGCATGGTGATTTGCAGGTCTTCGTCGGCCTCAACGATGGCCGCGCAGGTGCCCCTGATCAGGTAGTCACGCGCCACGCTGATCTTCAGGTCATCGAAGCGGTTCTTGTCCGCGATGAACTGGAGAACCTTGGACGCAACGTCGGCGCTGTCCTCGTCCTTCGGGGTGCGGGGATAGGCGCGAGGGTCGGTGGCGCCCTGCTTCAGAACGCCAAGCGTCCCGTTCACAGCCGGGCGGACGCGGTTGATCACGATGTCAGGCTGGCCGCGCTTGGCTAGTTCGGCCTTCTCTTCGCGGGTTAGCTGGTTGCCATTGTAGTAGTCGTCGTCGATTTCAGCCTGGCGACGGGCGAACTCGGTCAGGTCCATCGCGTCACGGTACATCGCCCGCAGTTCGGCGATCTCCGGGGCCTTCGGGCCTTCGGTGTCGGCAGGAGTTACGCCACCTTCCATGAAGTCTCCTGCGGTTTCGGCCTGCCCCACAAATCAGGTGGGTTTTTGGAAGGGGTTTCGGGCGTCTGCTTGACCGCGCGGCGTAGGCCCTCACAGGCGTAGCGCAGGGCGTCGATCACGTGGTTGTTCTTGTCCTCCAGGATGGGGAGGATCTCGTCAGTCTGCTTGTCGGTCTTGAAGCTGTAGTGGGTCAGCTCGTCGATGGTGTGTTTGCAGCGGGGATGGACGACGATGTCGTAGCTCTTGAGGAACTCGATACCGTCTTCCACGCTCCCCGGACCTTTTACAGCCGGGATGATCTTGAAGCCCTTGCGCTGCATGAAGCTGACCGTTTCCGGCCTGGCACTGTCAGCGCGGATGGTGAACTTGCGGCTTCCCTCGATGGTGTCGAACAACGCTGGCGTGGCGTCGATCTCGCAGCCCACCTTGTAGGCCTCTTGGTCAACGTACAGCGTGCGCCCGATGATGTAGGCGCGGATCAGGACCGTAGGATCAATCGAGAAGCCCCAGTCGGCCCCGAACCTGAACACCGCCTCCGGGTGGGTGTTGAACGCCTCGACCTTCCAGTTACGGAAGACAGCGGCCTCGCCAAGCTTGGAGTACTCTCCCTCCCAAACGTGGAGGTACTTGTCGAAGTCGCGGCGCTTGTCGCGCTCCATGTCCTTCCGCAGCTCCTCGGGGAACCACGGGTTGTCGGTGTAGTTGGCCTTCACGCAAACGAAGTCAGGGTCATCCGCGTTCTCGTTGAAGAAGGCCTCAATCGGGTCGTTCGCCGATCCAGGGTTCCAACTGAACCACATCTCCGAGCCCGGCGCCCGGAATGTCGGGGTGGCGATGTTCAGCGACTTCTGGCTGATCGTCTGGGCCTCTTCGACCCAAGCCCGGTTGAAACCCTCCAGCGACTTGATGCTGGTTACGGTGTGGTTCTGGAGCCCCCGGAAAATGAAGAGGCTGTCGTTCGGCCCCCTGATCTCCGTCTCGGTGGATCTGAACAGGTGGCGCACGCCGAGCCTGTCGATCTTGTCCTCGATGAGCTGCTTGACGCTGTCCTTGATCGAGTTCTGGACTTCACGCAGGCAAGCGGCCCGGATGTGAGACGCTACGGCCTGCTCAACCAGGCACTCAGCGAAGAAGTGGCTCTTGCCCGATCCGCGCCCGCCCTTGGCCCCCTTGTAGCGTCTGGGGTGCAGCAGGGGCAGGTAGATGCGGGGGGTCTCAATCTCGAGGATCGACAATCGTTCGCCTGATCTCGGTAAGCGTGCCCTCAACGGACGCGTCCACCTTGGCTTCAATGCTGGACAGTCGAGCGTGAACGTAGGGAGCAGCGGCCTTCGCCATGTCGAGGCGTTCGGCGCGGGTCGCTTCCTCGTCCCGCATGACCTGGAGCATGAAGTCGAGCGGCGTGATGCCCTCAGCCTCGGCCTTCTCTCTCGCAGCCTTCGTGGCCTTGTTCAGAGTGCCGGGCTTCCTGCCGGCGTTTGGTCTTGCGCCGCCGCTCGCCATTTTGATTTCTCGCTAGTTTTTCAAAGAGCCCTTAACGGACCCCGCCGACCTTCGGCATGGCTTCGGCGGTCTTGATCCACGCCTTCCAGAAGGTGGTCATGGTCTGCCTCATGGGTTTCGCCCGCGATCTGCTGCTTGGGTTACGACTGTGCGATGGTTGTCAGTAGTCGGGGCGAAGGGGGCGGCCCA